CTCTGCGTCGGTGCGTAGACCCGAGGGTCAGTGCACTGCAACTGGACGAGGATCTTCTGGGCGAACCCGGCGCCCGCCCCCCACGCCACGTCGATCGGAACCTGGCGCTTGCGCACGCGGCCGCTCACGCACAGGAGCGGGAGGTTCGGGTACTGGACCCACAGCGGCGTCTCAGTCTGCCCGTCAGATGGAGGCGCGAACGCCGCGGCGAACGTCTGCATGACGGTCTGGATGCTCGAGCCGGACCCGCTGGCGTCTAGCGTCAGCGTGACCGTCCGGCCGCGAAGCAGGTCCAGACCCTCGAACTCGCCGGTGTCACGCGGGCGGGCGACGTCACCCGACCCGATCGGTGGGAGGTCCAGACCATCGACCGCGAGGACGCCGTACGGCGTACCCTGACCCACGGTCAGGCCGCCGAAAGACATCTGGAAGTTCGACAGTGTGGGCGGCGAGACGGTGGGAAGCGGGAAGGCGCTCATACCGGTGCCGTCCGAAGCTCCCACCCGACGGCGGAGGCCGTCTCGTTCGGGTTCTGCAGGTTGAACCCGTTGATGGTGATGACGGGCGCGGCCACGCCCGATGGCTGCATCGCCTGTCCGCCTGGTGCCGGACCAGTGATCGGGGCGGTCGGTGTCGAGAACGCGCTGAACGCGCCCGTGGTAAAGGACAGCGGCGTGACGCCCGTGCCGAACTGCTTCGCGAGCCACGACTGCGGGAGCACCGCCTCAGGCTCGTTCTCACCGACAACCGCCAGCGTCGGCTTGGTCACGACGCCACCGGTCGCGAGACCGATCGCGGAGAACACGCCGCCCACGACAGGGATGCTGTTGAGCGCGTTCTTGGCGGTGTTGATGCCGCTGGTGATGGCGTTCTTGATCGTGTCGCCGATCTTGCCGGCGATGGACTCGATCCCGCTGACGATCCCGTTGATGAGGTCGGAGCCCCACGACAGGAGCACCTTGGCGCCGTCACCGAGCCAGCCGAGGATCTTCCCGGGCAGGTTGGTGAAGAAGTTCATCACCGCGCCCACGCCGCTGCTGAGCGCGCCGGTGATCGCGCCGTACACGGACGAGACCCAGCTGACGACCATAGACGCCAGGCTGGACAAGGCCCCGATGATCCGCCCGGGGATGGCCTTGAAGAAACCGATGATGGCCTCCCACGCCGCCGAAACGTCGTCGGAGATCGTCTTCCAGTTCTTGATGAGCAGGAGCACCAGCACGCCGACCGGGCCGGTGATGGCGATCAGGATCGCCTCGCCTATCTGCTTGAGATGGTTCTTGATGAAGTCCCACACGGCAACGGCCGCGTCCTTGATCCCGTTCCACGCCTCCTCGAGCAGGTGCCGGACCAGCTTCCAGTGCGTGGCGATGAGCGTGCCCACGAGGACGATTGCCATGATGGCGATGCCGACCGGACCGAACGCCGCGGAGCTCGCCTCACCCGTCGCCTCTGACGTGGCCGCGAACTCCCCTTCCGCCACCTCCGCCTCGCCGAAGCCAGGGATCATCTCGACGATCTTCGACCCGAGCTTCCCGATGGCCTGACCTGCAGACTGCACGCTCTTGACGAACTTGACGCCCATGTTGACGGCGAACGCGCCGATCGCGACCGCGAGCACGCCGCCGATCACGGCCGCCAGCGCCTCGGCCACCTTCTTGTGGTGCTCGAGGAACGTGATCACCTTCTCGCCGGCCTTCATCACGGCCTCGAGCTTCGGGATCAGGAACTCGCCGAACTTGGTACCCAGCGCCTGGACGGTCGCCTTCGCCTGGTCCATCTGGAAGGAGAGCGTCTGCGTCGTCGCGTTCCACGCCTCGCCGAAGTGCCCCGACCCCTGCGCGACCTCTTTGGTCTTCGACTGGAACCGGCTGAACTGGTCTTCGAGAACCTGGATCCCGACGCCGGCCCTCTTGCCGAACGCGTTGGTCAGGAGGGCGCCGGCCTTAACTCCGTCGTTGCCGGTCGCGACGAGGTGCGTGTGGAGGTCGGTGATCGCCTTCTTCAGGCCACCGGTCTGCATGTCCTTGCCGAGCTGGTCGACGGACATGCCGATGCCGCCGAGGGCGGCCTTTGCCGTCGACGCCGGCTTCGCGAACGCCATGACGGTCTGACGCAGCGCCTGTGCTGCGTTCTGCCCGCGGATGTTGTTGTCTCCGAACGTCGCCAGGGCGGCGCCCACGTCGTTCAGGTTGAGACCGAAGCCCTTGACCGCGGCCAGGACGCCGGTGCCGAGGGCGTCGGCCAGGTCCTGCATCCTCATGTCGCCGGAACCGACGATGGCGTTCAGGGAGCCCATCGCGCCCTGCAAGTTCTGCACGCCGGGAATGCCGGACGCGATGGACGCGTTCAGGGCGTTTGTCACGGACTCGAGGTCGGCGTGACCGACCTTGGCACCTTCGGCCGCAACCTTCAGGGCGTCGAGTGCGGTCTGCCCGCGCATGCCGGCCGACTCGAGGTGGAACAGTCCGGCGGCCAACTCGTCGGGGGCGGTGGCGGTCGGGCCGGCCAGGTCGAGGACCGCCGACGACATCTTCTGGACCTCGCCCTGCGTCGCGCCGGCCTGGGTGTGGATGAGCTCCATGGACGACTGGAACGACGTCGCCATCTTGATCGACTCACCGGCCACGGCGACGAAGCCGGCCGCCACCGCCACCGAAGCCACACCTCCGGCGTTAGACAGGGTCTGGAAGAACCCGTTGCCCTTGCCCTTGGCGTCGTCGAACTTCTTGCCGATGCCGTCGAGAGCCACCCCCGCGGGCGCGAAGACGGTGCCGGCCGCGTTGGCCAGCTGGTGGAAAGCGCCGCCGACCTTCGACGTCGCCCGGTCGAAGTTGTCGCCGATCTTCTTGCTCGTCGCCTCCGAAGCGAGCGCCGCCTCGTTGAAGGCGCGGACAGCCCCTGTGGCTGAGCCGGTGATAATGGCCTTGAGTGTGGTGTCTGCCATCAGCCTTCTGTCTTCTTCACGATCTCGTAGACGGCACGGTCGAGCGCGGAGACCGCAGCGGCGGCCGCGTCCGGCAGCCCTTCACGCACTGCCGGCTCGAAGAACGCCGGCCGACTGCCCTTGGCGGTCCACACGTCCTTGTTGCCGAACACCGGGTGACGCACGAACCCCTTGCCGCTGTTCTCAATGGGGGCAGCGTCCGGCGCGCCCGGACCACCGACAATGACCCGCACACCGACGCCTGACGTCCGCACCTTCACGGTCCCGGGGATCCGGCTCGAGAACGAGGCGCGCGACCGCACCTTCCCGGCGACGATCTCACCCGCTCCGCGTAGCTCGGACTTGAGCTGGTGATAAAGATCGGGCTCCGCCTGTCGCAGAGCCCGAGCGAACTTGGCGAAGTCGCGAGTGTCGACGGATGCGTTCACTCGTGCTCCTCCAGTGAGCGGATGAGTATGGCGGTGTCCTGCAGCGTGAGATCGTCGAACTGCCGAGGGACGATGTTCAGGACCGCGGCGAAGGCTCCGAGGTAGTAGGCGCGCCGGTAGTGGACGCTTCCGGCGCAGCGGTAGGGTCCACCGGGTTGAACTCCGCCGTCTGCCCGCCGGTGACGACCTCGGCCGAAGCGCCGTTGTCTGCCGGCTCGTCACCGTCATCCGACCCGAACTCGATGTCACCCAGCTGGAACACCACGTCGTCGAACCGGACACCAGCGTCGGCCCGCTTGCGCAGCGTCCACACGAACGCGGTGACCGCCTCCATAGACCCCTCTGTCAGGCGTGCGACGAACTGGTCGAACGTGCACCCGCACGCCTTCTCGACCAGCATCGCCTCGCGGTTGGTGATGTCGGCGAAGTTCAGCTCGAACCTGTCGTCGCCGACCCTCATCCAGGCCATCAGACCGTGGAGTCCGTGGACTGATACTGGATCTGCAGAGGCACGGTCGACCCGTCGTCCACCACCGTGAAAGGAACCTTGACGGTGAGGATCTGCGGCCCGTCCGTCTCCGGAGGTTCGCCCTCGAAGTACACCTGCGGGAACAGGAAGTTGGCCGAGGCGTTGAACGCGCCGGAGATCAGCTGCCCCTGGAAGTTGAGCTGCAGGACCAGCGGCGTGTCCGAGTAGTACGCGTTGTACATGTCGGTCAGGTTGGCGAACTCGACCTCCATGTCGCCCGTGTACTTGCGGAACCCGTTGGCGAGCTGCTCGGACTTCGTCAGCGAACCGATCTGCTGCCGGTCGACCGCCTGAACGTTCTGTCCCTTTACGGTGACTGACTTCACGGTACCGATGGGAGCGGCCGGCGCACCGGACACGGTGGCGACCCCGCTGACCATGGACACGCTGCCGCCGAGCAGGAGCTTGCCGTCGACCCACGCGAGCGGGTGTGACGTGGTCTGCACAGGCACCGTGTAGGTCGTCGCCGTCGACTCGTCCCAGCCGTCGAGGGTGACGGTCAGGAAGGCCAGGTCGGCCGTCTTGCAGGTGAGCTCCCAGTCGGTGACCTTGACCCCGTTATAGGAGAACCCCTGAACGTTGCCGGTGGTCATCGGCCGGCCGGCCTGGACCGACAGTGAGATCCCGGCGAGGTCGCCAGGTTGGTGCGTCTGGAGCCACGCGCTGGTGGTCCCCTGCTGCGTGATGGTCGGTGTCGACCCGATCATCGCCTGGAACAGGAGCCCGAGCTGCTTGTCCTGCAGCTCGAGGGACACGGCGCCCTTGGCCCCGTGGAACGTCAGCCGCCGACGCCCGCCCAGCTCGTACAGTCCGCCCTGGTGGAGCGCCTGTGACTGGACGATCTTCTTCTCGCCCTTGAACTTGTCGTCCTTGAACGGGAGCCAGCGTGCCGGCGCGACGAACGTCCCGACGACTGTCTCCTTGGCGAACCCCCAGCTGGCGCCGAGGCCCGAACCGATGCTCGTGGTCACTTGATCTCCTTCTCGCCGTCAGACGGCTGCTCGCGGACCTCGGCCCGCTTCCTTGGGACGTCGACCGGCTCCCACGGGCCGGTGGCGTAGTTGTCGAACAGGTCGTCGTGGACCTCGATCACCTCGTCCGGTGCCACCGTCTGGTAGCGCCCAGCGAAGTTCTCGCCGTTCCTGTGTGAGCCGACCCACACGCGAACCGACTCACTTGACTTGCTTCGAAACTTGGCCACGTCTTCTCCCTTAAATGCGAACGTTGATTACTTCGGACTCGATCGCCAGGACGATCCCCCACCCGCCGAGCTGGCCGAGCGGGCCGCTGGTCGGCATGCTCACCGACCACTTCCCCCACGAACCGGACGGCGACAGCTGCCCGCTCCCCCCGGGATCGTTGACGAACTGTGCGCGCAGCGAGTCGAGGATGGTGAACGCGTCGGTGAGCCGGCCCAGCGGGTCGACCTCGCCGCTCCACACCCGAAGCGACATCTGGATGCGGTACGTCTCGCCGATGTACTGGTTGGCTGCCGGCAGCGACTCCCACGTCGAGTCGTAGTTGACGACGACCTCCTCGCCGTTCTCCCAGTGCCCGAGGATGAGGTAGTTCTGGTTGACGTCCGCGGTCGGGAAGAACAGGTAGGTACCGATGTCGTACTGAGGCAGCGCGGAGGCGACGTTCGTGAAGTACGTCTGGATCGTCTGCACCGCGCCCGGCACCGTCGAGGTTGGTGGACTCACAGAACGTTCCTCCCGGCCCGTCTGAGCCGTCTGATTGTCGAGTGGCGGTGGCCGCGGCCTCGCAGCGCTCGGTGGTGCCGCAACCTCGTGCTGCGGAGCTTGCTGTACCGCGCCCTCGTGCCCTTCCGTCCGCGGTGCCTGACCGCTCCATGCCGGCGCACCGCACCGCGCCTGCGCCGCTTCCTAGCAGCTGCGTGGCGGTGCCGAACCGCAGTCTTTCGGCGCTTGGCAGTCTTCCGACGCTTGGCCGCCTTGCGCTTCGGTCTGCGCGGCTTGGTCGACTTCCGCCGGTGGTGGACGGACGCCTTCCGCTTCCGGACGCCCTTGCGCCGCTTCGACGACGCCCTCCGCTTCCGTGGCTTGCGCGTCGTCAGCCGGCGCTTGCGCGACGTCTTTCTTCTGGCGAGTCCCTTGCGGTGGTGCGACGGCCGTCGGTGGTGTGTGTTCCTCCGCTTGTGGGCTGTCAGCCGCCGCTTGTGCGCCGCCTTCTTGCGACGGTGCCCGCGCTTGTGGTGGCTGCTATGACCGCGGCGACCGTGCCGTGCCGCCACTCAACCAATACCGATCTGAACGTAAGGTTCGAGCAGGTCGATGACCCGGAACGGGACGCCGGTCCACAGCGGACCGGTCTCCATCGGTTCAGCCTCGTCACCCATCCGCAGCCCGGGGCGCAGAGCAGACTGCTGCTGCGTGTTGCGGAACCAGTGCGCGATCATCTCGAGCGTGGCGACCTCGATGTCCCCGGGGATCGGGTTGTACCCGGCCTCCCACACGACCTCGACGTTACGCGACCCCGGGAAGAACGGCTTCTGCACGTTGCCCGGGAACACACGGACCAACCGGCCGGTCAGCCACTCGCACTGCCACCCGTCGACCTGGTTGGTCGGCGTCGACTCGACCAGGTTGTGTGGACCGCTGACGCCCCAGTACTCCGTGACGGAGACGACGTTGAGCACCGGGTACCAGGGAAGCATGATGGACGTGCCGGACCACCCAGACCACCCGTCAAAGCGGTAGTCGAACTGCTTCCTCGCGACGGGACGGCCGAGGTACTTCTGCACCCAGTTGCAGGCCATCTTGACGATGCGGGAGAGGTTGGCGTCCATCGTCGTATCGGTTGGCTTCATCTGTAGCCACGGCTTGACGTCCAGGGTGACGTCGAGGTAGGTGCCGAACTGCTGAGACGACGCGTTGGGGTTCACTCCAGCGTTCGTCATCAGTACACCTGTTGCGCGCCGGGCAGGAGCTGGTAGAGGTCGATGGAACCGCCGCCGGTCGGGACCGTGATGCGGAAGTTCTCGGGTGGCAGGCTCGACACACGGATGAACGCCTGCCAGTAGGTGTCGGGCGGGACCGTCCCTGCGTCCTGGTTCGAGTACAGCTGGACCGAGATCGCACCGGACCCGTTGAGCGCCGCCGTGATGACGGTCGGTTCCACGTCGTCCACGCCGTTCGAGATGCGGTCGGTCAGCTTGAAGGTGACGGTCCCTGCCGCGACGGAGCCGTCGGCGTTCAGGAACGTGTGGGTGATCGTCGCCTGCGGTCCGAGGCTCACCGGCGCTCGCCCCTCGCGCGGCGTGCACCTACCTCCACGAGCCGACCACCCCGCCGGACGACCCGGCGACCCGTCACTTCTCTCTGGTCTGCCACAGCACGAGGACGGGACACAGGTCCTTCGCCGCCTTCGCGTTGTGCTTCGAGTTGTCGAACAGGATGTCGATGCCGTTTTCTTGGATCCATGAGGCTTTGTTCTCCGGGTGTGGTTGGGGGACGACGACCAACTTGTCCCAGCAGTCACCGCACCCGAGCGACTCGAGGTACGACTTCTTGTTCGCGAGGTCCTCGTCGGTAGCTGTGTCGCCGGTGGTTCCGGTGAGCACCCACACCTCGTGGCCGGCCGACCGGAGCGCCTGCATGATGGACAGGAACTGCGTCGGGAAAGCGTCGATGACGCCGTCAACGTCGAAGGCTGCGAGCATCAGAGTTCGGTACCCCTCCGTGTCTTGTGGTCGTGACTGATCGCCGGCCAGTGGATGTGCCAGCGCCCGGACACCGAAGCGTTCACCTTGTGCTCGATCCAGTTCCAGCAGTCCCGCTCGAGCGGACTGGTGCGGGCGCGGGCCTCGATCTTGACGAAGCCGGGCACGGACCAGTCGGCCCACTCGACCGACTCGTCCTCGATGTACTTCCAACCGGTCGACCACCAGCGCGTGATGTTCTCGATCGGCGGGTGCGCCCCGTGGTCGTGTCTGATGACTCCGAACGTCTCGTCGTGCGGGAGCGCCGGGTTGACGGTCTTGTAGGACGGGTACGGGCGCGTGCAGAGCGGGTGCTCGCAGTCGAGGAGCTCGACGATGAGACGCTCCGACCTCTCGACGTCATGCTCGACGTTCACGACGGTGCGGTCCGTGTCCCAGAACTCGCTGAGCCCGCGCCAGTAGTCGTACATGTGGTCGTCGCCGCCAGGTACCTGATGTGCGAGCCCCGCGTCCTGCGGGCGCCTGCACAGCTGGTGCCACACGTCGAACCGGTTGGACCGGACTGTCTTGCCCGTCTCACCCTCGAGGTGGGTGAGCACGACTACCGGTCTCATGCTGAGTCCCTCCGGGCGGGGGTCGAACCCGCCCGAAGCGCTACCGAGCGCGGAGGGTGCCTTTGTTTAGAAGGCAGGTGCCGACATCGCGGACCCGTTGATGACCTGGACGGCCTGCGGGTACCGGACGATCTCCGTGATGTAGGAGTACACCTGGAGGATGACGGACAGGTTCTGTCCGAGGGTCTGAGGCAGGACGCGCGGGGTGAGCGCGCCTTCCCACACCCACACCTCGGGCATGTGGGCCACGATGGCCTGGTCCGTGGTCGTGGTGCCGAGGTTCGGGATGTTCCCGTCCTCGAACGCACGCAGACCCTGCACCTTGTAGCCCGTGTCACCCTCGACCACCGGCTTGCCGTCCGAGCCGGCAGCGACCGACTGGAAGACGCCGAGGTAGTCCGGGAGAACCAGCGGCCGGCCTGTGGTCAGATCGGTGTACGCCTGGATGAACTCCCAGCGGTCGGTGTAGGTGAACAGGTGCGTGGCGGGCAGCTTGGTGCCGCTCGCGTCGACCGTGCTGGCCTTGGCCTTGGCGATCTTCGTGTAGAACGAAGAAGCACCGGCGGCGGCGGTCAGGGCGAACGACCCGGTGTAGGTCACCGTGCCTGCGCTGGCGAGCGCCTGAACGATCGAGAAGGTGTCGACCGCCCGAGCGTGGTCCCGGCGCAGCTGGTCGAAGACGAGCCGGTCGAACGCGAAGTTCGGTCCTGCCCGGTCGAGGAGCTGCTGGCTGATGGTGACCTGTCCTGCCTCAGTGGTGAGGTTGGCGGACAGGTACCCGGCCGTCGGGTCCGACTCGGTGATCCCCGTGTTCTGCGACGCCTGGGCTGCCACGCCAGCTCCAGCAGTCACCTGCGGGAGAAAGACGGTCATGCCGTAGTCGGGCAGAGGCTGCTTGTTGCACTGGTCGATGAAGACCCGGCCGAACTCACGGAACGGCGCGTAGTCCTGCACGAAGTACACAGGCGTGGAGAACGACCCACCGGAACCGGCGGTCGTGTCCATGGCGCGGGACTCGTTGCCCTGTGGGGCTGCGGCGCGGCCGCGCGACTCGAGGTCGCGGATGGCCTGGCGGGCGGACCCGGTGCCGTCACGGTACACTTCGCGAGCGACCGCGTGGGCACGCTCCTGCACCTCAGGCTTGCCGGTGGCCAGCTCCACGTTGAACTCGTGGGTCGCCTTGCGCAAGCGCTCGACGGCGTCTTCGTGTCCGTTCCACGCGGGCGACTGGGCGCGCACGAAGTCGGCGAAGTACGAGTTGGGCGAGCCCTCTCCGTAGGTCGTCGGTTCGTTGGTGACCCGAGCTGCCGGCGCGGTGGCACCGATGGTCTCACGAGCCTCGGCGAACTTGGCGTTTCGCTCGTCGTCCTTGCGGACCTGCTTCATGCGGGTGTCGAGCTTCTCGACCTTTCCGCGCAGCTCCCCGGCGCGAGTCTCCTCGTCGTCGGTCATGTCGTGGTCCTCCGCCAGCAGCGGGGTCACGAACTCTTCGTAGGCCGCCTGTGCCGCTTCGCGGCGTTCGGCAAGGCCCTTCAGAAGGTCAGACATTGTTGTCCTCTCTTGGTTGCTTTGGTTGGTTTGCCTCGCCGGCTGTCCCGAACCACGTCCCGGTACTGGGTGTCCTGTTCCCGGACGGACGTGTGGTACTAGTCAGTGCGATCTTGTGTGGAGCATCTCCATGCGGAGCCGCTCCCTGCGCTGCTTGGCGCGCGACCCGGTTCCGTCGTTGCCGGCCGAGCCACCGAGCGGAGCCGGAGCTCCCTGGTTGCCACCTTGGGTCCCGTCGTCCCCGGCCAGGGAGTTGCCCCCGGCGGAAGCGTTGTCGAGCACCGCCGCGACGCTGCGCTGCACGTCAGCGACGCCAGCCTGGTGGTGGGTGTCGACGTCGTGCAGGCGCGCGAGCGCGTTCTGCAGGTGCTCCGCGTTCTGTGCGGACAGCACCTTGCCGGCCCGGAGGTCCTGCGCCAGCTTGTAGAGCTGACGGATCCGGGCGCGGGACTCGAGTGGGACGGCGCTGAGCGTGCGCTGTGCGATCTCGATTGAGGTGGTGGGGCTGGCAGGGTAGGTCACCGCCGACACGTCGAACAGCTCCTCCAGCTCGTAGATGTCGCGGGACTCCCAGTCGGAAGACCACTCGTCGCGGGCGACGATGAAACCGCAGGACATCTGGTTCACGTCCTTGCGCTCGATGGCGACGGCGAGGTCATTGGCGAGCTGCTGGCGGCCGTCCATCGTGACGCGGGCGTGTAGACCGTCGGTCCGCTCCTCCAGCTCGAGCGTGCCGGACAGCGTCCGGGCGAGCGGGAGACCGTCGTGGTTCACCAGGAACCGGACGTCGGCACCCTGCAGGATGTTCGAGCAGACGCCCTGGTGCATCGTCTCGGAGAACTCGCCGAGCATGTCCGCGACCCGGTAGGCGGTGTCGTAGGCGATGGGCATCCCATCGAGGACGATCCGGGCGCCACCGTTCTCGGACGTGGCTCTTAGCTCCGGCACGGTGAACCGGCGGAACTCGCGCCCGACCTCGAGGCCTGCGCGGTGCCGGCGTTTCTTGGCGCTGCGGTCTGCGGACACACCGTCAGGCGACCCGTCCTTCTCCTGGGCGGCCGAGGCGGCGTCGACGGCGTGCGTGGCGTTCTCCAGATGAGCCTGCACCGCGGCGTCGTCGGGGTCCTCGCCGTTGTCGGGGTCCTGGGTCTGAGCGGAGCGAGCCTTCTCGAGCGCGTCGGCTGCGTCCTGCAGGTGGCCGGCTACCGTCGGGTCCGTCTTGGTCGGGTCAGCGTTCTCCTGCTTGGACTCGTCCGACTGGTCGCTGTGCTCGCGGTCCTTGTCAGTCATGCGTTCTCCGTGTCGTCCGGTGGTGGTTCGATGTCGCCCGTGGATGCCGAGTAGCCGATGTCCGCGGCGTTGGACGCCAGCGGTGTCTGGATGTCGTCGCCGCGGTTGTCAGGTGCCGGTGGTCGGCGGTAGGTAGACACGCGGATCTCGTCGGGCGAGAAGATGGTTCCCTGCCGCTTCCACTGGAGCTCGTGGGCGAGGTCCTCCGAGCTGGCCCGCTGGATGGCGGTGTCGTCGTAGTGGACCTCGATGCCTGGCGTCAGCAGTCGCGTGTACGCTTCCTCGAAGCGAACCGTGTAGCCCGAGAACGTGTAGTCGACCATCTGGAAACCCTGCTGCTGCACGGTCTTGCCCCAGACGTTGCCCTTGTCCGCCGTGCCGCCGATGAGGTGGGCGGGGATGCCGAACCACGAGGCGATGGTCATGCGGGCGTACTCAAGGGTCCCGATGTACTCGGCCTCGTCCGGTGTCCCGCCCAGCTTCTCGACGCGCAGTCCCTGGTCCACGACCAGCGGGAGGTGCGCGGCCTGCAGACCGGAGTGCTCGATCAGGAACTTCTCGGCGATCCGCTTGATCTCCGGCTCGCCCAGCTTCTGCTCGGTGCTGAGCAGGAACGACGGCGACGCTCCCTGCGCGAACCAGCGCGACCCGTACTCCATGGCTGCGAGCGCCAGCGCGTAGTTGACCCCCGCGTACTCGATCGAGTTGAGCCCGCGCTGCCCTCCGGGCACCGCCAGGAACGGGATGTGGATGACCTGCTCGGTGTTGAGCACGATCTTGTCGAGCCCGCTGCCGTACTTGTACTCGATGGCACCGGTCGGCTTCCCGTCGCGCCCGAGGACGGGGCCCATCTCGACGAACGCCGGGTTGAGCACCTCGACGCCCATCGGGTCGCCGCCGTCGTCGAAGTCGAGGATGTACCAGAAGCACTCGCCGAACAGCGCGAGGGATATGACCGACCGGGCGGTGCCGTCGAACTGGAACTTGTCGCCGAACGTGTTCGAGCAGATACCCGGCTGCGGGTTGAGGTACTGCCGGTACCACTCGTTGTACTTGTCGTACCCGCGGGTGTAGGCCAGCGGCGCGCCCATCTTGATGATGCCGTTGGAGATGACCCGCATGGCGGTGAACACGGCGTCAACCTGCAGCGCGGTGTGGGTCGTGACCGGCACGCCGGCCCGCTGCTGGTTGAACAGCCCAGGCGGCGGGATGGCCGCCGGGTCGTTCCACCCGTACCCGTTCGGCCATGACGCCATGAACGAGTTGCGGACTTCCTTCATCACCTTTCGGCGTTCACGCCAGTCCTTGGACAGCGGCCTCACGGCTCGACCTCAGACCGCGGTAGTCGGGTAGGCCGCGCCTGTGATGATCGAGTGGGCGTTCGGGTACCGGGTGACCGCTGCGACGTACTTGCGAAGCGAGATGACGACGGACAGCTGACCGCCGAGCGTCTGCGGGTAGGCGAACGTCAGCGGGCGCCCCTCGTGCAGCGAGACAAGTGACGGACGCGACACGATGATGCGGGTGTTGCTGCCGGACGCCGGGATGTTGTCGTCCGTGTACCAGCACAGGGCGCCGGGGAGGTGGATGCCGGTCCACGCCCTGCGCTCCGGGTCGCCCATCGGTGCCGAGGCGACCAGCGCCGCCGAGTCCGGGGTGACGACGGGCCGGTTGGTCGTGGCGTCCACCTGGCGTGTGACGAACGAGAAGAGGTCGTTGGTCGTGAACACGTGGGTGGCCTGCACCCTCGTGCCGGCCGTGTCGGTCAGACCCTCACGACCCTTGGCGACGTCACCGTAGAAGCTGGCGATGGAGAACGTGGGGTCCGAGATCGGAGCGGCGGCGTTGGCGATCACCAGGTTGATGACGTAGAGGTCGATGGCTGCGTTGAGTTGCTCTAGCAGCTGCTTGACTGCGACCTCATCGAAGTTGATGGTCGGTCCGGTCCGGTCGAACACCTGCTGCGAAGCGACGATCTCGCCGGCCTGGGTCACGACGTTCGTTCCACCGGTGATGTACCCGCCGCTGGGGTCAGTGTGAGAGACGCCGGTGTTCTCGGTCTGTTGTGCGACGGTCGGAGCGCTCGTGAACGACGGGACGTCCACGATCATGCCGGAGTCGCCCAGCGGGAGCAGCTCGCACTGGTCGGCGAAGGCGCGGTAGGGCGCCTTGAACGGCGCCCACTTCTCGATCAGGTACTCGGGGGTGACCAGCGAGCCGCCGGAGGACCCGGTCGTGTCCATGGCGCGGGACTCAGCGTGCCGGTTCGCGTCGCGTAGTGCCCGGTTCTCGCTCGAGCCGGCTGCGGCGCGGTCGACTTCCTCGCCGTGACGCTGCAGTCGCTGGCGCGCCTCGTCCTGGTCGGGGTGGCCTGGCGCTGCCAGGACGCAGCGGTCCCAGAAGTAGCTGTTGCCGTTGCGACCGTCGTAGGTCCGCTCGTCCATCTAGTCCTCCTGAAGATGCCAGACCAGGCCACCGACGACGACGCCGGCGAGCCACGGGCGATGGCGACACAGCCGACTCACCGTCGGCACCAAGCCGGTCGCGATCGCGACGGCCTCATACACACAGACCCCGGCAACAGCCGGGCGAAGAAAGCGGTTCAACCCTTGGAGGCTGCCGCGGCAGCCTGCTTGGCTCCGAGCGCCTTGACGAAGGTGTACAGAGCGGCGGTGGCAGCAGCGATGCCGGCTGACTCCAGCCCGTGCAACGACACCGACCCGCCGGTGAACACCTGCGACCCGGCGAAGGTCGACGCACCGGTGACGAGCGCCACCTCAAGTGCGTTGGTCAGGAACTGACGGTTGAACACGTGGTACCTCCTGGGTGGTTGTCAAAACCGAACGAGCCGAACGCCGGCCGGACCGGGCAGTACCTCGTCGTCCTGACCGTCCTGCGGCACCTCGCCGTCCGCCTGCATCTGCTCCATGACCTCGCGGATGCTCCATACGGTCGGAGGCTCGATCTCCTCGTGCGCGGCCGCCCGCTCGAGCGCCATCACCGTGGCGACGGCCAGGTCGATCTTGTGCTCCGACGCCTTCTTGTCCTTGAACAGGCGGAACCCGCGCTCCTCAGGGCGGACGACGGCGTTGAGCACGTGCTTGCGCAGGCGAAGGTCACCGTCGTGGGTGAGCCCCTGGCACTGCACGAGGTCGTAGAGCCTCTTGGTGGCCGGGATCATCCGCAGGCCCGTCTGGGGGAACTCGGTAACCGGGATCCCCTCGTCGGCGAGCTCCTCCAGTGTCTGTGCCCACCACGCTGGGTCGGCCGTGCACTCGAGCACCTGCCACCTGCGGCAGCACTCGCGGATCGTCTCCATGACTCGCAGTCGTGGGACCCGCCAGTCCTCGCCGGTCGGGCCTTCTGGCTTCTCCCACAGGCCGGCCACCTGGACGACCGGGTTCCCGTCACCGTACGAGACGGCTACGAGCGCCGTAGAGTCATCGGACCGGGAGCCGTCGAAACCTAGGACCACGCGGGCCCCGTCAGGGATCTGAGCACTATCTATCGAACAGGCGTCCCACTCGCTAGGGAGCAGGAACTTCTCCTCCATCGACCACGGCTGGTTCAACCAGTACCGCCGGCACTCACTCTCCCGCTTGGTCGGGTCGCGGAACTCCTCGACGATCGCGTCGACGTTCGTCCAGACCGCCGCCGGACCGTAGACGTACTCGATCGCCTTGCGGAGCTGGTCGTCGTCCTTGATGTCGATGTCTAGCGGGGCTTCTTTGTGGTCGAACAGGACGCCGGGAAGCTGCGCCGCTGACTTGTGGGTCTCCTCGGCGACCGACTCCTCGCCCGGGCAGTACATCGTCGACGTCTCGAGCGCCCAGCCGTCCGCGATCTTCCGCTTGACCAGGTTCCTGGTCACCGTGGCGTGCAGCGCCTTGAGCTTCGGCGTCATCCACAGGTGCGTCTCGTCGAAGACGTTGAACGTGTCCTTGCCGCCGTCCTTGGACGACGCCGCGGAGGTGGTCGAGATGATCGAGCCGCCAGACTCGTAGTTGACCCGGGTCAGCCCTGGGTCGAGCCCCGGGTACTCGTCGTACACGGAGCCGTGCTCGACCATGTAGAGCGCGTTCTGGAAGGTGTTGCCTGCCTGGTTGACCTCGGTGGCGAAGCACCGGATGACCGGCGAGACGATCGGAGCGCCGTACGGGTCGCCGTTGGCGTCCCACCCGTCGAACCTGACCGGCCCGAGCAGCTCAGCGACCGCCAGCGCACCAGCGATCTCGCTCTTTGCCCTGCCCTTCGGCCGGCTGAAGACCGCCCGCCGGTAGCAGCGGCGTCCCTCGAGCGGATGGCCGGCCGGGTGGAGCTCGTAGCAGCGCCAGATGAACGCCCGGACCTCATCGTCCAGGTCGAGCGTGTCGCCCTGGATGTCGCCGGGGCCGTGGCAGAGAAACTCCTCGATCCAGTCGCAGACGACGGGGCCGAGCGACGGCCTAGTAGCGATCTCTTGGGTCGTTTCCCGGCTGCGTGCGGGACGCTCTACGCCTCGCCCGGGAGTCCTCGGCTTGCTCAGCTCTCTCGATCTCCCAGCTCAGTCGTCGCCGGTCCAGCGGGGTGAGCCCGAACAGCTGCCCCTGCAGCCGGATCTCAGCGGCGAGCTCCACCTTCCGGCGCCCGACGCCCTTCTCGGTTGGGTTCAGCGACCAGTACGAGTGGACGAGGTCGAGGTAGATGACCATCCGGTGCACGTCAGCAGCGTCGAACTCACTCGCCATCGGGCTGTCCCAGATGGCGTCCCACATCAGGACGGCTGCGGTATGCCACGCAGTGCCGTCCGGGCGGGTGAGCAGCTCAGGTTTGGCCACCTCGGCGGGCACGAGAAGTCGCGCGCCAGCGACAAGGTTGCGTCTGCGGCGCTGGTCAGGGCGTTTGGGTGCAGGTCCTGGCATCAAAAGTCCTGGTAGACGGCCACGAACCAGCCAAGAGTCCTCAAACGCGTACACACTTTTTTCGTCGAGCCAGGCCTCTTTC